AGGGAATAGTGTACCACCCGTAATGATGTATTACATAGCTACCGCAATACGAAACGGGATACTTGCCAAGATATCCAAGCCACAAGCAGCCTAAAGCATGGCCAAGCGAAAACCACCCAAAGCGAAAGCACCAGACCAGAAACCGAAGATCGGTCGGCCCCTACTCGACATCGACCCGACCATCGTAGAGGGCATGGCAAGCATAGGATGCACCAAAAAGGAAATCGCTCTAGTACTCGGATGCAACGAAGGAACCATCCATCTCCGTTTTTCAGACGTTTGGGAGAAAGGGTTCTCTAACTTGAAAATGAGATTGCGTAAAAAACAGGTGGAATTGGCCCTGGGGGGCAACTTTACCCTTTTGATATGGCTTGGCAAGCAGTACCTCGACCAGAGCGAGAAACAAGAGATCAAGCAAACTACAGCACTCCGCACCTTCGGCCCCGAACTTGTCGAACGGGCCAGAAAAGCACTGAAAGCCCTGGAAACGGAAGACAATGCCGCAGCAGCTAACACTTGACGAAGAACAGGCGCAAGCCTTCCTGACGGCGAAGGGTTCGGCCTTTAGCAGCTTCGAGCCGCGCCCCGACTGCCCGGAAGAGTTCGACCAGCAGAGGGCCTTTGTCGAGGCCAAGGACTCGGTGAGCTTTTGCCTCGGCGGGAACGGAAGCGGCAAGACGGCCGCGAGCGCGAAGAAGTGTGCCGATTTCCTGCTCAGCACGCGACCGCCCCGAAAGGATACGCCGTTTTGGATCATCGCCCAGAGCTACAACCAGGTGTGCAGCGTCTGTTGGAACGAAAAGCTGTGGGAGGCCGGGTTCTTGCTGAAATGGGAAGTTGACTGGAACCGGATAGTTTGGTTGAAACCAACCCTCAACTGGCCGCTGATGGTCCCGCTCAAGCCGTGGGACGACGGACACAACTGGATGCTGGAGTTTAAGAGCTACGAACAGGGCCGCCAAGCCATGCAGGCACGCAGCATTGGCGGGTTCTGGTTCTCAGAGCAGGTGGCATGGCCGATCTTCCTTGAAGTGCTGCGCGGCTGCCGAGACTATATGTTCCCAGGCGGGCAGTTTCTGGAGTTCACCCCCATCGAGCCGGACCTTTGCGTGGCCGTCGAACATATCATGGACGACCCGCCCCACGGCTGGGGGTTCTACAGACTGAATACCGACCGAAACCGGGCAAACCTCGCCCCCGACTGGTACGATTCGTTCTTCCGCAGCGTGCCCGACGAGATGATGGCCACACGCAAGACGGGTGCCTTGGCGACCTTCGAGGGCGTCATCTACCAGACGTTCAACCCGGCGGTCCATGTCACGGACGACGATTCGATGGTTTGGCGGTCGGGCGTAACGCTCAACATGGCGACGGACTGGGGAGCGAGCGTGGAACACCCCTTCGCTTGTGGGTGGTTTGCCGAGGACGGCATGGGCGACGTTTTGATGTTTGATGAGTACTGGTCCACAAGCCAAGACGCCATTACCCAGGACCACGCCTGCGAAGTGTTGGCCCGGTCGATAGCCTGGGGCTGGCCGGAGCCGGACTTCTTCGAGAACCCGCACCCACGGCAAATCTATTTTGTCCAACAGGTCAGGAAGCGAGTGCAGGAGTTGCGATCCGGCGACATTCCCGAAGTTGCTGGCAACACCTACGGCGAGAACTTCGCCGACCCGAGCCGACCCGGAGAGATCAACTCTTTCAATACCTGGGGAATCACCACAACATCCGCATCGAACGATATTTATAAGGGAATCGACCTCATCAGAAGCAGACTGAAGGTCAACCCGATAACCGGCAAGCCACGGTTTTACATTCACTCGCGCTGCCGCCATGCGATAGAGGAGATGAGAAAATACCGCTGGACCCGGAAGAAGCCGAACGCCCTCTGGACCACCGCCGCAGCCCGACCGGTGCCGCTAGCCAAAGATAACGACGTTGCAGACGTTATCAGATATCGCTTTCTTTCGACAGAGCGAGGCCGCGGGCAAGCCCCCACGTCGACCGACTCCCGCGGCGACCCGCGCCGAGCGGACTTACAGTTAGAGCGGGCGGGCAACGGGCACATACTCCGGCCGATGCAGGCGGCAACGGCGGGATTCTTCAGAAAGTAGACCACACAGTTTGACCGCAGTTTGACCAGAGAAGGATGGCTGATGGCCTTCACCACCTCACCGCTGTTTCAGGAAGCCAACCGCCAGATACAGGCGGCGGCACGCCGGCAGATCGCCCGCTCCGACGTGGGCCGACTGATCTCGGACGTGCAGAGAAGCGTCCAGCGGAGCAGCCAGCCCCAGGAGCAGGTACGAAGCGCCCTGCGCCGCTACGCCCAGGCCGCCAGGCCGGAGAACGCGATCAAGCAACTGATGGGGGCGGAGTTTGGCGGGCTCGTGCGAGAGTTGCAGCGGTACAGCAAGGCCAGCCACGTCGGCCAGAAGCTGATTGGCGAGTTCCTCGGCAGCCTCGGGCCAGCGGGCAACCTAATTAAGAGCCTCATCCAGCCGGGGGCCAAGGCCAGACTGACCGGCGAACTAAACGCCGCCATGAATCTGATCCGGGCCTTCGGCGGCGAAGTGCTGCCGGGTAGAGGCAAGGAGTGGACCAACCTGGGCGACGTGGAACGCGGTTTAGCGGCTGCGTTGCAACGGCTACAGGAATACGGGTTCGCCGTTGTAAGCAGCCGTGGGCCACCCAGGAAGGCCCCACAGCCCGAGGGCGACCGCAAGACCATCGACGTGGAAATGGGCTACCGCCGCGGCACCCAGCGCGTACCGGCCGACCACCCCCTAGTGACCGGCGAAATGGTGCAATGCCCAGGCAGCACGAACGTCTACGAGTTCGGCTACGACAACGAGGCGGGCTACCTATACGTCCGTTTTCAGAGCAAGCACGACAAGGGCCAACGGGGCGGGGCCGGCAGCCTCTACCGGTACAGCGGAGTGACGCCCCAGGAGTTCATGGGCCTGTACGCCCTACGGAACAAGGGCGGCGGCGACGGGCCGGGCTGCTGGGTCTGGGACGCCCTGCGGATCAGAGGCACGGTCAGCGGACACCAAAAGGACTATGAGCTTGTGGGGATCATGGGCAACTATGTGCCCCGCAAGGCGACCGTGCGGCCGATCTATGAAACCCTGGGCAAGCGCGGCCAGACGCTGAAGCATCCCCGCAAGATCGGCATGGAGGAGTGGTACGAACAGCGGCACGTCAAGACACACGAAGGGCGGTGGGCGCGATCGGTCCTACCGACCACACGGGTGGCGTCAACCATTGGACCAAGACACTAAGACAGACCGGGCGGACTACTGAGCGAGAAACCAAATGAGCGAAATACGCCCCACCAGCCCCGTTCCAACGGCATACGAGCCGCCGGCCAGCGTGCTGCGCCCAAACTTTGGCAGCGACAAGGCACCATCGGCGGAAGTGCCCGGCATGCCCTTCAACTACGGCGAGGGCCTGTTGCCGCACGTCGTCACCTTCCAAGGCATTATCAGCAGCGTCAGCCGCGTCTATCGCTACTATGACGAGGCCATGAAGGCGAGCCTGGAAAACGCCCGCTTCATGCGCAACGACCTGATGATCATGGAGCCGGTCGAACAGCGCCGCCGTGCGTGCGCCCTGCTGAACTGGCACCTAGAGGTCGACGACCAGGACAACCCCACCGAGAAGAAGCTGGCCGAGGACTTGACCAAGATATTGCGGCAGATACCCAACTTCTTGAAGTTCCGCGAGAACCTGCTGGACGCGGTATGGTATGGTAAATACGCCGTCCAGTTCGCCTGGAAGTGGAAGCGGCTGCGGGGCGTGACGGCCGTCAACGGCTTGGGCCAGAACATGGTGATTGACCACTGGAAGCCCCTGCACGGCGACAAGGTGGTGTTCCGCTATGACGATGGCACGCGGGAATACGATCCGAACCAGGTGGGCATCCGCGTGGGGGCCGGCTACACCGCCGGCGACAAGGGCATCCAGGGCCGCATGAGCGCCAGCGGCCGGCGGAAGGTCGAACCAACCGACTACGGACTGGCGTACTTTCTGGAACCGTGGGAGCGCCGCCTGCTGGCCATCCACAAGCACATGATCGAGGACGGCGAGTACGAAGACCCGCAATCGGCCGGCAAGATTCACGGCGTGGGCATCCGCAGCCGCATCTACTGGACGTGGTACATGAAGCAGGAATGCTTCGCACACCTATTGGAATTCCTGGAGCGGTCGGCCACCGGCGTCGAGATTTGGTACTACCCGTGGGGAAACCCGGAGGCCGAGGCGAAGGTCCGCGTGGCCGCCGAAGAACGGATCGGCAACGCCCGCAACGTAATCCTCATGCCCCGACCCGTAGGCGAGGACGCCCAGGCGTTCGGCGTCGAGATCGTCCAACAGAACGTGGCGGGCATCGAAGCCCTCAAGGTGCTGGTCGAGGAATACTTCGGCAACGCCATCATGCGTTACGTCCTGGGCCAAACCATGACGAACAAGCCGCAGGCGGGCGGTTTCGGCAGCGAACTGCCTACCGTCCAATTGGGCACCTACCTTCAGATCATCAAATACGATTCGCTGAACCTCGGCGAGACGATGACGACCGACGTGGTGGACGTACTGAAGGCGAACAACTACCCCCACCTGCTGGATATCCCCTGCCGATTCGTCCTTGACACCGAGAGCGAGGACGCCGAGGGCAAACTGCAAGCCTGGAAGATGGCCTACGACTGCGGCGTGAAAACGAAGTCGGGCGACTGGCTGAAGATGATCGGGGCCAGCAAACCGGAGGAAGACGACGAGATCGTCCAGAGCCTTCGCCTTCTTGGCGCTCTCCCATACGTGCTGAACCACCGGCTTGCCTAAAAGATCCGCCAGAACCTTGCCTTCAAATCTAGTCGAACCCCAACGCGCCGGTATAACGC